GTCGGACCTCACACTTTTATACGTAAGTGTAAACCTTGCGCGTAATCAATAACAATTGTTAATGACTACTCACAAGTAGATAAAGTTTTTCACGCATATACCGCATATTGGCTCGTTTGCGTAAGAATGTTGATTCGCTAGTGCAGCATGTCTGCAGAATCATTGGCGCTTGGCTAGTTACAGCAAAAGTCGTTCAACCTACGGTGTTCGGGAATACGTAGCATGTTGATGGACACGATGCTGTATTCTTTTAAATAAGCTTAGCCGGGATCACCGGCTCAAGGTCATACATCTGTGCAGGCTTCAATGAGCATCGGGCATCCGTCTAAGTTGTAAAACTGCTAGCTCTAATTCTCGTGTAAGTAAATGTAGTAATTCTTTGCTATTGCGTCGAATGTGTCATAGCCGGCATTATATTTGTCGAATACCATTTGCTCATAGCTAGTGTTCTCACAAATTTGTTATGTCTCATCATCTACACCACTGTATTCAAACTCTTCCCAGATCAATTCCTTAGTCAACCTTTCGACACCCCGTGACACGTGAAAACCATTATTCTTGAGAATTGTATTGAGTTTACTAACGATCTCATTCTTGCGTTCAATTATGCGTTGAGTTGATGATAGACCTGAACCCCATGATCTTAGCTGACTAATGGCCTACATTTGAAGTTACATCGCAAAATACGTGTTGTAATCTGTTATCTACACACCGACCATTCGGTGTTTATTCGTCACAGCACAATCACGGTTATTTATCCGATCTAGTTTACGTGTAACCACACAGTCCCCTTTACTTGTCGTGTAAAGATCTCTTGATAGGAAATCAAAATAGTCGGCATCCCCCCGTTGCGGTATCTTTGCGACCTACCCGAGTCCCCAAACTCCGCCTGCAGCATTTTTGGCGTGTGTATATTACAGGAAATGTACAACAACTGTTACGTATTCCTTTGTACCTGTTATGTACACATCATCACCCTAAACCGCTATGAAAATGTCTTTATTTTTGCCGAAGAAAGCACTGGTTGCAGCCTGTTCACCATATTCAAGGAACACCAAAAAAGTGACATAACTCAAAGTTCGTAATGAATTACCAACCGTAGTTCGAGTAGGATGTCCGCTAAAAACGGTTCCTCTAACCTTGACTTTGTAGACTAAGTATTCTGTACCATTGAAATGATTTTTGGCATAAGCAGTAAAAGTCTCATCCAGTACGAAGTGTTCTAGGCTTTCGATGACGAACTCAGGTAGTGAGTGCAAGTCAGCAAATAAGGGAATCACCTTCCTCCACAGTAAAGAATCTACATTATTAATCAATCGGTAGTCCTGATGTGAGTCATGAGCGCTTCCGTCGAAAGTGAAAGCTGACACATTGGTGAATCCGTGACGCATTGCCAATTCCTCCTTCTTTTTCCTGAGTGCTTCGCCCATCTGCTGCACATTGTAACCGCACATGAACCCAGGCAGTATCTTTTTCAAGGCTCTAAGTACGGCTCTGTTGAACCAGCCAGCAAGGCATTTTAATTCATCACTTGGGCCCCATATTTGTCTCGGGCGCGCTCCTAAGGCATTCTCAATCAGTGATTCAACTGAGATGTCGTTCCATTCCCCGGTCTTTGTAAAGCAGTTCAACACACTCCATTTTTCGTTGTAACGTTCGTTAAACACGTGTTGAGAACCCTTCAACAAACGCAGTCGCATGCGCTTTGGGTAGGCCTTCAAGTGTTATTCAAACGTCCAATTATCCTTTACCATAAACTTCTTAACTTTACGAGCTAAGCGTTCGACAATTGGTTCCATAAGTTTCTTGTGTGTATCAACGAATCGTTAATCCGGCTCCTGCTTTGTCGCCATGTGTCTCCCCAAAAGTGATGTGATTTAATTCAAGGGGCAATTTCCGTAAGTGTATTACGTTACTGTTTCCCCGCTTAGCGTCCGCATAGCCTATTGCGTGTGCATAATGCGTCTTTTATCACATGTGCATACATCACTGAAGACTTGGTATAAGTGCTCACCATCTATAGTCTGATCCTGTTTCGCGTCGAAGATGATGTCGCCAGTTACAGGGTGATATATGACCAACTCTTGGATGAAGTGTGGCATTCTGTCGAAATTGAGCTTTGTTTTCATGTTGTCAGCAATGTGCAGCTCGGGATTCTCGTCACAAATGTTAGTGTTTATTTTGTAACTACCTCCGCACAAACGGGCTGGTTCACTATTCGTGTTGTATCGGGATGTTTCCTTCATGACTTCTGCGTAGGACACGACTTTACCGGCTTAAGTCTACCGTTCAATTTCCGAGGTAAAAATTGTTGAAAACCAGTTTGCGATTCGCTACAACAATGAGGGACGATTAAGTAATTGATAATCGTAAAGTATCAGTTCCTCCCTAATTTATTTCGTCATAGCCTGATCACTCAACAGCTTGGCCCTTACCTACTCGTAATACTTCATTGCCAACTCCATCCGAGCCCGAAGCGTATCGGGATTACGCACATAGAAATTATAGATTTCCGTATCATCCTTCTTCATGATAGACTAAAATCTCTATATACAGGCAACCACTTATTTAGCGTCTGTGTGGTCTAATGCAACTCCTCTCATCACCATCATTACTACGGCGAAACACCGTTTATCGACACGGAATACACGAATGTTATCTGTCTGATATCTCTATTCAGTCACAACATAACGTGTTGGTTTCCATATCTGAGTGATAAAGTTTGTGGTCTTACGTTGCACCATGCGGGTCTTGTACTCTGGCTCGTAGTACATCATTTCCTAGTCGGGGATCTAGGTGGCAGGGATGACTTCTCGAATAAAGAAGTCGGCCAAGTCAGGTGCGTCTGTTTTGTATTCAACGCAAAACATCTCAAACACACAATGGCGTGCATGTTCACACAGTCTGACGGCCTTACGTTCCTTCAATACGAACGTATGCTTCACCGAACCAAACTTGACATTGAATGCCTTCAATCCGGGTTCATTTAGTGGCAAATTCTTATGTACATACCCTCCTTCGATATCGTTGCCGGCAGG